CGCTGGCAGAGCTGCGGCGTTGAGGTGGCGTTGCTGCGGGTCGCGTTTGCACGACAGAGGCAGTGGGTGGTGGTGCTGGCTTGGCTTGCCTTACGGCCACAGGCGCGGGAGCCATGTCCTCATCGACACGCTCGGTGTGAACAGGCTTGATGCCTAAGGCATCGTCAAACAAACCGGATTGGGCCAAGGCCTGGCGCACCCGGTCCCAGTCGTGTTCCTGATAACGGTTGATGCCCAAGTAGTGCGCCATGGCTAAGCAGTACACCATGAGGTCGAGGGCTTCGTTGCGTACGCCATGCCCCTTTACCCACTCGGTACGCACCTTACCCCTGACCTTGCGAGCAACCTTATGCTCCGCTACGCACTGGTCAAAGAACTCGTCCGGCAGATCATTAGGGAAGTGGAGCGCACCAGGCCCCGATTCAAATGGATAGCGGTTGTAGATCCAATCTTTCGCAGTGTCTGTCCCTACAAACCACAGCTCGACGCCATTGCGTTCGGTCTGGCCCTTCCAGGTCACATCCATCATGGACGGACGTTGCGCAATGACATTCTTGCCGGGCTTGCTAGCCCCCTTAACGGCGAACACGTTGCGCCAACGTCGCAGACGGCAGAACTGATACACCTCATCGGTATGATGACCGCCGGAGTCGACCGCTGTTGCGAGAATTGCAAGACCCACACCGCACGGATGCCGGTAACGAGCCCTGAGCTTTTCGTCCAGCACCAACCAAGTACTTTCTTTTGCGGGGTCTCCCCAGATCACCTGGAAGTCAACAAGCCAGCGCTCCATACCAACACCGAAACCCATGACCATTAATTCTAAGCGGTTAGCCTGGACATCGACCGCCCCCGTCAGCATCAAAACCGCTGATGGCATCGAGCCTAAACCGTAACGCTCTAGCCTCGACCGGTCACGCAGGACCTCGGCTTTGGTTTGCTCCTGAGCGCTATCCCAAACCTTTGCAAGCCGGGTGTTGTAAAACACCTGCATCAATCCCATTTCACCGGCTTTCTGAGACTTCTTAGCTTCTTCGAACTCCATCGCCAGCGACTGCCATGACAGCCAGCCTATTGGCGAATACAACGCGTTGAGATGGAAGCCGACTGTCTGACCGCCTCCCTTGCCATGTGCACGCCATTCGCCACGAGCGAGCATCGTGCTCTTGTGATGCTCCTCGATCAGAACGTCACATTCAGGACCGGCACATCGGTAATGCACATTATTGAAGTCCTCACCATAGAGCAGCCGCTCCCACTCCAACACTTGCATAAAGCCGCAGGTCGGGCACGGAACATAGTAATACCGCTGGTCGCTGGCTTCGAAGAGGTCAGAGATACGTGATGCGCCCTTGATGGTGGGGGAGCTGGAGAAATAAATCTTTGCGTTGCGACCAAAGTTTGTCGCTCGGGTCTCTGCCAGCGCAACAGGGTCACCCTCTTGCCCTACATCGTTTTCCCAACGATCAACCTCATCACCATAGATGTAGCGTGCAGACAGTTCGGACAAGTTGGCAGCCGAACCTGCAGTGTTAACGTACAGCGAGCCCCCTTCGAACTCTTTGGTATCCATCGTGTTGGAAGTGTCGCGAGAACGATTAGCGGCCACACGTTCACTGAGCACGGGTGTTGCCTTAATCGTCTTTTTTATCCGACCGGATACACGCTTTGCCAATGTTAAATTGGGTAACAACGCCAGGATGTTAGAGGGGGCCATATGGATTAGGGCACCAATCCAATTCAAAGCAATCTGGGTTTTCATAAGCTGTGAGGCCACCATAGTGACCACACGACGACATGGATGTGCCGGGGACAAACAACGCATGGGCTCACGGGCGTAAGGTGTGCGCGCAGTGCGATACTTACCGGGTTCCGGTGCTCCCGTATCTTTGGGAATTCGCATGAACTCGTCGGCCCACTCGTCAACCCAAAGATCTGGGTCGGGTCGAAGGCCACGGAAATACGATTCGCGGTACACCTCAGCACCGTCCGGGAATTCGTCTGACATAGCGTTAGCTCACTGAAATTGCTTTATCGAGGTCTGCTGCAGATAGTCGCTCGGCATCCTCGAGAGTACGACGCAACTCCGCCGTAAGATGACGTTCGATTTCCCAGGGATCCGTCATAGCGGCGAATTCGGATGACAGCTGAGACGAGAGCCGTAGCAGTTGATCACGCAACAGGCGACCCGCGTTGTAAGCGCTAACTTCAACAGCCGTACGCTCGACCAGCGAGCCCTGCTTTGTGCGTAATTCAATAGCGCTCAACCCCGCAAGGCTCTGCTCCCGCAGGGCTCGGGATTTATGGAAGTCCGGTTGTTTGTCATCGCAACTAGTGAGTTGCGGCGGCGCAGCCGTAGGAGTCGGCTCCACCAATGTGGACAGTTGACTGTAAACGTCGCGCTGAATCCGATCCTTTTGGTGACGGTCGGCGACGGCGGTTTTGCTCGGGTCAGCGGTGTCGCGAATCAGAGCCTCAGTAGCATGTACATCGACCTGTCTACCGTTGGGTGAAAGCACCAGCCGGTTGTTGTCTTTCAACCAAGTGATGTAACTCGGAGACCTGCCTAGTCGGGCCGCGAAGGCGCTCTTTGACAGGTAGGTTGGTTCTGTCATGAGCCCTCCTTTTCAACGTTTTTCAATGAATCCTTTCAAGATTTCAATGATTGAAATTTCAGTAAGCTGGCAACACTGCCGCTAACACTTTCCCGCGGGTTTCCGACCCCGTACCCCCGGAATGCCCCCAGGGTCCCCGGCAGTTTTCGGCGCCCCGAAACGGTGCGTCACCCCTGCTCGCCACCTGCGGGTGGCACTTCGCAGACTCCCAGTCGCTTGGCAGCCCAGCGCTCGTACAACCCGATGGCAACATCGGCCCCCGCCATCGCGGTCAGGCAGCCCATCGCTGATGCGGTCCAGATCGAAACCCCAGCGGCGTGCAACAACATCATGGTGGACAGCCCGCAACCAACGCAGGCACCGGACCGCAACGCCAAGCGCCGCAACAATGCCCAGCCTCGCGCCCCGTCCTTATCGGCTCGCCACATTTCACCAGAAACACCGCCAACCAGGGCCAGGGCGATCACTAACCAAATCGGCATGTCTGCCAGCGCTTGCTGCTCGTTCGTCATCGCCCTACTCCATAAACGCAAAAACCCGGCGCAATGGCCGGGTTTGGTGTGTGGTGCCTGCCGCTCTATGCGGTCGTACCTATCGAAGATGGGTACTTTTTACAGGTGGATTCCGGTGGCAGCAAGCGAGTTTTAATGCCATGGAGCAATACGGGTGCAACGTGGGTGCGACGCAGGTACAACGCAGGTACAACGCATTGAATCGGCTATCGCTTCTGATGCCCCGTCCTACCTGTCCCACTATCAAAGTCGAAGTAGGACAGCTACAGGCGCCTAAATTCGGGGCTCTGCCCTACTGTCCAACCTTATTTAACTTTCTCTTGTGTATAGAGAGAAAACTAAAAGCACGCATGCGCGCCATGGGCGCGACTACGTGCCCGCTATGCTTACGTGTGCATGGGGCGGGCAAAGGTTGGACAGTAGGACAGACCAGTAACGGCGCGGCCTGCACTTGTCCGACTGCTCTAAATGGCAGTCGGACAAGGCCGGACAGTAGGACAGTGGCACGCGGAGTGAGACCAGGGGTCACGCAGCCTTCCCCATCAACATGCCAGCAATGTGCAGGTGCGCTTCGTGCAGACGTTGGTAATAGGTATCGCGACTGCAACCGCAGTGGGTGTACTTCTGCGAGAGAAAGCTTTCGTGGTTGCAGTAGTGCTCGCGCACGACCACCGACAGCTGCGCCGGCAGATGCTTGTTCACGATCAGCTCGATATCCGCCGATTCATCCAACAGCACCCGACTGCCACGAGTCCCACGTATCAGCTCGCCCTTGCACTCCATCAACATCGCAATCATGTTGCCGCCACCAGATCCGACAAAGTCGGGGTTCATCGGAGAATGCAGATCCTGCGCCCAGAGCTTGAGCATCTCATCAATTCGCTTAATCAAAGCAAGGCTCCTCTACCTGGGGCGCCTGCAATGCAGCCGCACGCCCCCAGGTCGCGGGCTTCTGATAGGCCCATTGCCGGATGCCGCTCTTTGCCAACGCCGGCATGCGCTTCTTCCGCCAGCCAAGGCGATGCATGATCGCCCCGACGCGCATCTGCTCCGGCTTGCCCCAATGGCCGACGTCTAACTTGAGGGCCTGGATCAAAATCTCATTGCCGGTGGCAGTTTCACCGATCTGCGACTCCTCCAACCAGGTCAGGATCGGACCTTCCCACTCGTCTACAACAAAGCGCTCGTCCTGGGCTTCGGCGAACATCCAAGACTCGTCCTTAGTCACCCACCAGATATCGCCGGCCTCGAAGCAAAACACCGCTTCAGCCCACAGCTGGTCGCGAATCTCTCGCAGCGTTTCCAGGTCGACCTTGTTGCAGAACACTGGCCAGTAACGCCGGTTACCAGTGGCATCCTTGAGGTATTCCTCTTGGTTGGTAGTACCCACGAACACACACTGGCGTGGCACATCGTTCGTTCTGCGGCCGTAGCTTTCGCGGTAGGTATCAGTAGATGCGGAGAAGAACTGCTTGGCCTTGGTGCTTTCAGCCTTGTTGAAGCTGTCCAGCTCCCCCAGTTCGACGATCCACTTGCCGCGAATCGCCTGAAAGCTGTCCTTGTCGCCGAGG